GAAATCACCACCAGGATTGTTCAGATCAACTTCAAACGGCTCATAGGACTCATTGGCACTCAGTATCTTGAGACGACCGCCCATTAGCTTCTGGACTCGCTTAACGATCAGGTCCCCCTCAATACGCAACACATACAAGCCGCTTGTAGGCGACGTGTCCGCGTGATTCACCAGGATGACATCCCTGTCATTCAGCACACCCTCCATTGAATCGCCCTTTACCGATAGGACTGACAGGTCCTTGGGATCAATCCGCAGGAAGTTATCTATCCAGTAGCGACGGAAAGACATGGAGAACATGGGCTTTTCGCTAGCCACTGTCGCGCCATGGCCTGCTGCAGCCTTTAGGTTGTAGCGAGGGATGAAGACGAACTCAGATAGGTCCACTGGGTTGCCCAGGGTGTCATGGCATGGGCAATCATTCTTGCTACTACCGGTCACCTGATCCTTGGGTGATGCGCCTTCACCAGTGGCAAGCCACTCAACCGATACGCCGCCAGCTTTAGCCAGAGCAACCAAGGTAGATAGTGTTGGTTCACCTCCGTTAATCAATCGCTGTAGGCCTGTTTGCGACACGCCAGATGCAGTCGCAAAGGCGCGAACACTTTTGAATGCAGGCAGCAGCGATGAAAGCCTTTGATGAAACCCTGAGCTTTCAGGTTCGGGCTTTGAACTTGAAAGTTGATTGTCTAAATTTTTTTCAGCTTTAGAGTTCATGGTAAGCCTTTGAATTTTAAGCAAACAAGTCAACAAGTTGCGGAAATGGCAACAAGTGGGATTGCTTTAAACATGAAAATGAACTCTTTCATGTTTACTTTGAACCTATTTGGTCATATTATGTGCTCACCTAATCACCGCAAGAGATTAAAAAATGAGCACATCCGCAACCCAAAAAAAACCCGCCGAGGATTGGCACCGGGCGGATATTGTGGCGGCCGTTCGTAAAGCAGGCTGGTCTCTTCGCAAGCTGTCTATCGGGGCTGGTTTGAGCCCCAGTGCATTGAACAATGCGCTTGGATAGACCGTGGCCGAAGGCAGAAAACATCATCGCTGCCGCCATCGGCGTTGAGCCGGAGACCATCTGGCCGAGCCGCTACGCAAAGCGCCATTTTAAGCCAGTTTTCCCAACCATTCCTCCTTCTTCCGCAAATACCCCAGCGGCATCGCGTTCTGCCGTTGCTGTTGAGTGAATGGTAGGGGCGAACCGACCAAATGGCCACCACGCAGATTCCCTTTGGCAGGAGTGATGCCATGAGAAACCAAGGCGGGAAATCCCGCAGACCAACAAGCCTTGCAGAGGCTTTCGATCTTGATGAAGCAAATGCCCTGAAAGCACACCGCCGCCCGCGTAAGCAGATGGAAGAGCTGATGGGAACCAACCGCTCAACCTACGCCAGATGGGTTTCCGACTGCGAGATGCCTGCCGGCCGTTTGCTGCAGTTCTCGGTGTTGTGTGGTTCGGCAAATGTCATTGAGTACCTTGCCATTGCCTGCGGAAAGCTGGTTGTCAGCATCCCGACTGGCAAAAAGGCCAAGGCCAGCGACCTGGGCGAAATGCAGGCCAACTTCGGCAAGGCCGTGATGCTCCTGGAGCAGTTTTACCGAGGTCAGTCCGACTTGCCGGAAACCCTTGGCGTGTTGAACGAGGTGCTGTCTCAGGTGGCATACCACCGCGAGAACGTCATTAAAACCGGGCAGCCGGAACTTGAATTGTTTGGGGAGTGAGTAATGAAAACTGCAAAGAAAAAAGTTGGTGCAACCGTCTTTTCCGCCGAGTTCGTGAATTCCCTGGTGAGTGGCATGCAAGGCATTTTGAAGGATGGCGACCTGAAGGATACGAAGTTCCGCCAGCAGGTACTGACGGAACTTGCCATTACCTACCTTGCAAGCCAGGGCGGGACATCCATGGACGTCCGCTGGGCAGCTGAAGGGCTGATGGACACCTTTAAGAAGATTAACTGCCGCTTCGATGTGCAATCAGGAGACCAGCGAGAAGTGCTGCAGCAAGCGATGGAAAAGGCTTTCTCGGCTGCTACTGCACTGCCACTGGAAGTGCAGCAGGAAATGCGTAGTGAGATCTATCGGCTGGTGGTCGCGGGAGCTTCATATGAAGAAGGGCCAAAGAAGCATTAGCCCAGTTCGCCACTCGTCATCAGAAAGTGCGGGCCCAGGAGGGAAAGTAATGAGTGGGTTGCCGATTAGCGCATTCGCCAGGGCGACTTCCAGCATCTGTACGTGTCGCTCAAGCAGTACGCGCCAAGCGCCGGGAGAGGCAGCCTGCCATGCGGATGGATTCTCCGGTAGTGCGGCAATGGCAGAGTCGGCCTCTGTTTCGAATGACGCGTCGTAGGTTAGCGAGCCGATTTCATGCAGCCGAATCCTGAATACATCGTTCAGCGGCCACATCAGCTCCATGTATCGCTGACCGGTAATAACAGTTTCCACGGGGATTCTCCAATGAAGGTTTATGACATGCAAGTTGGGTGCCTGCATCGCCATTCTACCCACATTGGCAGAGCCCTCACCCAACAAGGAGGCCGGGCATGAGCCAGGTCGAACTTAAAACCCACTACAGCGCTGCAGAGCTGGCAGAAATGAAGCTGCCAGGCATGCCTGGAACAATCCAGGGGATTGGCATCCGGGCCAAGGCTGAACAATGGGAGTCAAAAAAGCGCCAAGGACGTGGCGGTGGCTATGAATACGCCCTCTCCAGCCTTCCTGACGCAGCAGTACGCGCCATCAAGGACCGCCTGGTGACGTCAATGATTGCCGCCCCCGCTGTATCCGTACCTGTTTTGCCGATGAAGGCGCAGCAGATGGAGTTGGCACTGACTAGCTGTCAGCAAACTGTTGAAGGCGCCCGCAAGGGTGTACTGGTTGCCATTGAGCGCCTGATGGCAGGCTGCGGTGTTACCCGTGAAGCGGCTATTCACACCATGCTGACCCAGGCGAAGGCCGGCACTCTGGATCCTCACCTGGAGCGGATGCTACGTGCTGCCCATGATGGCCGTGGCCGTAAGGGCGATAGCCCATACCCATCTGTACGCAGCATCAAAGGCTGGCGCGCACTTGAAAAACAAGGGCAGCTTGCCCCGAAAACTGCTGTCAGCACCGTGTTGGAAATCCCTGCCTGGGCTAAGTCCTTCCTGACTTACTGGCAGCTGCCATCTAAGCCAAGCGTGTCCCATGCCTATGAGCAGTTTGCACGGGATTGGACCGATAGCCCGGAAATGCTGCCATCCATTCACCAGGTGCGCTGCTTCATCGGGAAGTTGGGCACGGTCTCGCGGGAAACTGGTCGTATCGGCCCGCGTGAGATGAAGAACATCAAGCCCTTTGTCCGCCGTGATATTTCCGATCTGCTGCCGAATGACGTGTGGACAGCTGACGGCCATGCCTTCGACGCCGAAGTACAGCACCCGCTACATGGCCGGCCATTCCGCCCGGAAATCACCGCCATCATCGATGTGGCCACCCGCCGCATCATTGGCTGGAGCGTCAGCCTGGCTGAGTCTGGACTTGCTGTACTGGATGCCATCACCCATGCAGTGACCCGCGAGGGCGTGATGGCGATCTTCTATGTCGACAATGGCTCTGGCTACAAAAACGACATGCTGCGCAATGAGTCGACTGGCGTGATGGGGCGACTCGGGGCCGACATGCGTTTTGCCCGCCCTTACAACTCGCAGGCTAAGGGTGCTGTTGAGCGGCTGCACCAGTCGGTATTTGTCCGCGCCGCCCGTGAGCTGCAGAGCTATATCGGTGCCGACATGGACCGCGAGGCCAAGCTGAGCCAGTTCAAGCTGACCCGCAAGGCCATCAAGGATGGTGGCAGCGTGAACCTGATCAGCTGGCCGAACTTCATTGCCTTCATCAACCAGCGGATTGCCGATTACAACGCCCGCCCGCATCGCGGACTGAATGGCATCAGCCCGGACATGAAGCTGGCCGAATTTGTTGCCACGGGTTGGGAACCCACCCGCTTACGCCCAGGTGAGGAGGCGTACCTATTCCGCCCACAGATTGAGCGCACCATCAGCCGCTGTGAAATCTCACTGTTCGGAAACCGCTATTTCAGCCGGACTCTGGAAGAGTTTCACGGGGAGCGCTTGCGTATCGGCTACGACGTGAACGATGCCAGTCGGGTCTGGGTGTATGCCGACGATGGCAGGCTTATTTGCACAGCGGAATGGAATGCCAATGTCCGCAGCTTCTTCCCTGTTTCCGTGATTGAACAGGCCAGAGAGAAGCGCGCAGCTGGCCGAGCGAATCGCCTGCAGGTGCATCTGGAGGAGGTGCAAGCCGAACGCCGCGGCCAACCGGTCATTGAAGCCCAGCAGGAAATCGTTATCCCTGGGCTGATCAGTGGCACACGTGAGCGGCTGGCGGAAGCTGCAGCGCTGGCCCGTGCCAAGCGCCAGCCGCAGACCATGGAGGCTCCGGCCTTGCGGGTGATTGATGTTGAACCGACACCCGCACCCAGCAATGTCCTGAGTCTGCCAGATACCCCGGATGCCCGGTACCGCTACTTCTGCACCCTGCGCGACCGTCACCAGCGCGGCGAACCCTTGGGTGAGCGTGAGCTGGACTGGTTGCTGAACAAATACGTCCGTACCAATGAATACCGAACCCTCAGCCAGCGCTGAGACCACAAAAAACAGGAGCCTAAACGTGAATCGCATTGCACCGATTGCAAACCTTGATCTTGTCAGCATCGCCATGAGCAAGCTGATCAATCGCCAGGATGGTCTGCCTGGCCTGGGCGTGTATTACGGTCCCAGCGGCTTTGGCAAAACAACCACCATCGTGGCTGTGGCCAATGAAACCCGCGCTTACTACGTGCAGATGCGCAGCGCCTGGGGCAAAAAAGCCCTGCTGGAAAAAATC